ATCGTGCAGGCTGGGGACCCGAAGTTTCTCGACAGCGCCACCCGCACCCTAGACTATGTGCGGGCCCTTCGCACCGATCAAGCCAAGGCCGCCGTAGCACCCGCGCCAACGCCTACACGGACGACACCTCTTGATGTACCAACCCCGGCACCAACTACGGTATCAGAGACAGCGCCCACACCAAAAACGGCCATGTCGTCCGCGCCGAGTAAGGTAGCGAAATCAGCGGCGCCGAAAGTCGATACGTTGTTGGCCGACGCCCGGGGTCGCCTCGCCGAACGCACTGCCGTTGCCGATAAGATAGCGACTGCCGGAAAACCAGTGGTCATGGAAAACCCGGCGGGCATGCGGGTACTCGTAGGGCCAAATACTATCGCGGGAGAAAAACCATTCCGTGTAACGTATATGGGCGCCGACGGTAAGCCGAGTGGGCACGTAGAGGCAGCCACGCTACGCGATGCGGCCGTTAGGGCGATGGAAGACCGCTTTATGCCCGCCGCAACGCCAACGACTACTGCGGCGGCCGAACCCGCCCCGGTGCAAGCGGAGATGGACTTTGCCCCATCGCCCGAACCTGCGCCCGCAGCAGCCGCACAGGCTGCGCCAGAGGTTACACCTACGCCCGCAGCGGCCGCAGTGCCTACGCCGGTGCAAACGGAGCCCGCCACGCTTCCCACTGTAACAAGGGAGCCTGAGTACGCACCCATGACCGGTGCAACACCCGGGCAACCACTGGGCACCGCGGGTCAGGTTATTCCTGCGCCTGTCGCGCCACCTGTGCGCCCTACACCCGCTATGCCCGCTACGACTACCGTTACGCGTGAGGCCCCGATCCCGTCGATGGAAGCGGGAGATCGGGCTTTGGCCAACCGTATTGCCGAGTGGTTTATGGGTAACGCAACCGCCGCATTGAAGTCTCAGACCTTTGCGTTGGTTGCGGACGTAGAAACTGCGCCAACTACGGCCGCTGACAAGAGCGCCGTCCTGAACCTTCTCGCGTCGAAACCGAAGAAGAGTAGAGCGGCGATGTCGCCCGAGTATGCGGCATATGCCTACTTCAGCAAGACCCCGGACCCGGGCACCGCACTGCACGATATCGCCCACGACCTAGCCGCCGTGGGCGAAACCTCGGTGCCGAAATTCCGTAGCCGAGCCAACATCATGCAGGGCGAAAAGGTCGTGACGCCTCAGCTGCAGGCGGATATAGATTTCTACGTAGACACGGGTACCGAACCCGCGTTGCGTGCAGCACGTTGGATAAAAGACAATCTATCTCCCGAGACCGTGGCACAAGTGTTGGAGCTGCAGGGTACATACCGCCCTATTAGTTTCGAGGCCGCGGCGGAATCTCGCGATGCTCGGAAGGCTGCACAGGCCACAATGGCGGACGAAACCGCCGACCAAGTGCTTAGCTACAGCAACGACCCCGAGGGGAAGCGTAAAGAGGCGCAACTCAGGCTCGCCCAACTCCGGGAAGCGCAATCAGCCATACCTAAAGACATGCGCCTAAAGGCGGTCTCGCCCGCTTGGCAACCGCTTAACGTCGGGGGCACGGTGCTGCACCCGCGGGTGGTCGCATATCTACGTGCCGGTGATTTGGTTGGGGCTTTACGCAACCTCGCCGCAACCACACCCAATGTGTATGCCCGTGACCTCGCGACCACATTGGCCGCTAGACTGCCCGCCACGCCCGTGCAGATACTGTCGGAAGTGGAAATGGCCCGCATCCGGGATATCACAAGCCCAGAAATGCGTACCTTTGGCGTGGCCGCTCCGGCCGGTGTATTTATCCCGCGGGGCACTCCGGCGCAAATAGCCAAGAAACGCGCGGAGAACCCCGACGCTGCGGATGTATACGAGCAGTATGGCGGGCAGGTGCTTATAAATGAGACCGGCGGCCTAGACGTCACGACCTTGCTGCACGAAGTATCGCACGCGGTAACCGACGGGGTGCTGACCAACACAGCGCACCCGCTTACGCGGCAGATGGACAACTTGCGCGAGCTGCTGCTCACGTTCATGCCCGAGTCGACCTACGGACTGTATAACGTACGGGAGCTTCTTGCTGAAGGTATGACCAACCGCGAGTTCCGGCGCGACCTCTCGCTGGTAAACCCCGGGGCGTCGGCCTTCTCCGCGTGGGATATGTTCAAGCACAACATGAACAACTTCCTACGCAACCTCGTCGGCCTACGCAAAAAAGAGCTGGGGTCGGCGCAGGATGCGTTTGATCGTGTGGCGGCCGCAGTCTTAGCCTCGTCACCCAGCGAGCGTGGCGCCGGGGATGTGCTCGCGTCCTCGTTCCGGCCGGGCGGTGCGGCGTCGGTACTCAAGGGGTTTAGCGACCGTATATCGGTACCGACTGAGACAGATATCGATACGTTGAAGGCGCAGCTGCGCAACGTCAGTATCCCCGCCTCGTGGAAGGACACCATGATTTGGGCGACGATGCCGCTCGACTATGTGGCCGATGCAGCCAAGAAATACTTCCCGACCACCGCGCGGCGGATACACGATCTGGTGCTGGAACACGCACGGGAGAAACAGGTTTTAATAGAGCGGGTCACCCAAACCACCAAAGAGATCAGCGCGTGGGTCAAAAACAACGCGGCCAAGGTAGATGACTTCAACGAAGTCCGGTTTGTTGCGACGTTGAACGAAGTGGACCCCCGTAAATCTCGCGCCGCGTATGAGGGGTATTCGTACAAGTATAAAGTGCTGGACGCTACCGGGGCTGTATCGCGCACAGTGGAGTCCGCAAAATACAAAACCGAGACCCTGCGCAACAACGCCATGCAGGCCCATAACCGCACGCAGGTGCCCAATACTGCCAAGGCCGTTCGTAGCTTCGACGAAGGTACGGATCAGCTGGCCGCATACGATCGCATTCAACCTATGTACCGCGGGCTCGGGCCTGAAGGTCGGTCTGCGCTGGCGCGGGCTTTCGAACTCCCCACAAACCTGAGCGCCGACCTAGCCCAAGTGCTGAAGGATCGTCTGGATGCACTTCTTCCGGGTAATAAGTCGATGCAGGAGCGCATTTACGGGCAGATATACGACAAGGTCTTCGCCGGAAAACTGATCGACCCGTACCAAGCGCTGCAACGGCGGGGCGACTATTGGCTATCGTACGAGGCCCGAGACCCAAAAACGGGTGACTTGGAGTTGTTCAAGCACTCCTTCGTATCCGAAAGCGAACGCCGCGTGGCGATACAGCTATTGGAGCAACAGCCTGCCGAAGTAGGGGTGGCCAAGCTAAGTCCGTACCAACAGAAGGCCGGTCGGGCCCGCGAACGCGTACCGATGCAGTTTATCTCGCAGGTACTAAATGCGGTAGAGGGGGCGGAAGGCCTCGATACCTCGGTGCGCGCGCAGATCATCGAGCTGGTATTTGATGCCGCCCCCGAGACGTCCTTCATCAACGCATTCCGCAAACGCAAAGGGGTTCGCGGGTTCGTCGGGGACATTACGCCGCTCACGTCGGGGCTTACGCCCGGCGACACGATGACCAACATTCAATCCAACGGGTTGAAGATTGCCCAGAACATCGCCGACCTGAAGTATGGGGCTAAGTTTTCCCAAGCTAGAAACGCAATAGAAGCCGAAAACGTAGTGCTGCAGGAAGGTAGTATTACGGCTGACCCCCTGCAGGCCGCACAGGATCGGGCAGAAGCGGCGTCTTATGCCAACGCCCTAACGGCGTACACAGAGACCGCGTTCAAAACCCGCGGGACGGTGGCACGCAATCTCACCGGCGCCGCATACGCGCTAACGCTCGGGTTTAACGTGTCCACGGCGCTCATTACACTCATGCAGATACCGATGTTCGTGGCGCCGTTCTTGGCTGGGCGCCATGGTATGCGGTCCACTTCGCAGGCGCTAGGCATTGCCAGCCGGATACTAACCGGGACAGGCCGCGAGCGCACCGTAGAGCGTGTTGGCGAGACAGGCGAAACAGAGACCCTACGCACTGAAGTGGGTTGGTACGACTTTTCCATCGATAACCTCGACTTCACGGCCGTGGATAGCCCGTTCGGGTACCTTGCGGAATTGCAAGATATCGGGCGCATCAACGGGGTGTTCAACAGGTCGCTGATCCAAGACATCCTGCAGGGGGAAGGCACTACCGGTGCATCTGGCGCATGGCAAAACCTCATGGCTAAGTCGGGTATATTCCAGCACCATGCGGAACGGGCTACACGCGAGACAACGATGATTGCGTCGTACCTGTTGGGCCTGAAAGAGATGGCCAAAAAAACCAACATGGGTGACTACTCGGTCAAACAGCTGACAGCGAAACTGCAGGATGGTTCACTGCAATTTACATCGGCCCAAATGCGTACCGCCGCTATCGACGCGGTGAATACGGCCGAAAAAACCAACGGCTCGATGTACGCCGCGACTGCCCCCTTGGCATCCCAGAGCGACCTCGGGTCCATCATGTATCTGTTCAAACGGCACCCGCTGTCCATGTACAATTTGCTGTACCAAACAGTGAAGCGGTCGTTGCCGAGCAACGCATCGCTCGAAGACAAGCGTATCGCGCGGTTCCAGTTGGCAGGCATGATGGGTATGGTTGGACTTACCGCTGGAGCTCTCGGCCTTCCCCTAGTGCAGCAGATTGGTTGGATGTATGACCTGTTTGCCGATGACGACGAGGAAGACTTCGAGACCGTGGTGCGTACAACCCTCGGGGAGTTCGGGTCGTTCGGTATCGTGGACTATCTGACGGGGCTCCGCATCTCGGAACGCGTAGGTCTCAGCGGTTCGTTCTACCGCCCGGGGTTCAACGCCGACAATCTGCCGTTGATGTACCAAGTGGCAGAAGGACTAGGCGGCCCCGTCGTAGGGCTTGGCCTTAAATACACCGACCGTGTGCCGAAGCTATTGGCCGACGGCGAGATACAGCGCGCCACTGAGGCAATGATACCTACCGCGGTCGGTAACGCGCTGCGCGCTATCCGTTTCGCTAACGAGGGTATTCGTACTACGCGGGGTGACCCGATTGTGGGTGACGTCGGTCCGTTCGGTGCCACGGCACAGTTCTTCGGGTTTATGCCTGCTAACTACGCGCAACAGCTAGACATCAACGCGGCCGGGTCTCGCATAGACAACGCGATCAACCAGAAACGCACCACATTGCTACGCAAACGGTACGTCGCCATGGCGCAGGGGGACAGCCGGTCGGTGCAAGATATCGACCGCGACATCGCCGAGTTTAACCAACGGCACCCCTATAACCAGATCACGGACGACACCAAAAAGAAGTCGCTGAAAAGCCACAAAGATACGACATCGCGCATGCACCACGGGGTCCAGTTCAGCGAGAAGAACCTCTCGCGCATCATGCAGACCGTAAACGACTTCGGGCCTGCCTCGATATTCGATTAAAAAAAGCCCCCGCCGAAGCGGAGGCTAGTCTTGGGAGGAGAACGACAGTGACACCCTGTCGACCACACTATATCATGCGGTTCTCCATATGCGAACCCCCAAAATATAGCGCTCCGTGGTTATGGCCACCCGGAGCTGCCACCCACGGCGTGCAAAGACCTGACCAGCCTGCTTGATCGTGGAACTGGTATTGATGCTCGGTACGAATACCGAGCACCCCACGTGCATGTCACCCCAATCTACGAACAGCGGGACGCCGTCCGGCGATAGGTCATCAATCTTCAATACGCCCATCGGGCACTCCCGGCATGTCCATGATAGAACAGTCCAATATGATGACGTCGGTAGCCGGTAGGTTCAGTTTCGTGCCTTTGCTCAGCCGTACCTTGGCCTTACGCCCTGCAAGTTTGGTTGTGGCCTGCTGCACAAAGGAGTCATAGTTCAGGCGGTTACGGGCACACCACGCGCGCAACGGTTTCGGCACAAGAAACAGCTTCTTCGTGTCCGTCTCGTACCGCGCCACGAACTTCATCCTTGGCTGGTGCTCGGGTACTGCAAGGGCATCAAGGCCATTCCCGTTATCGCCGCGCAGGTCTTCGGTGCTCTTGATCCAGAGGATGCTGCCATAATTGTCGTTCACATAGTCGTTGACCATCGTCTCGATCGGCGTCGTCGACTCGGTATCGGACCGCTTGTTACCCTCGATCAGCTTCGTGGTGAAGTCGAACATCCGCTTGACGTCGTAGTTTAGCAACCCGAGCTCGCGCCCGATGATCAACGACACGACGGAGACCGTGGCCTGCACTGACCACAGGCGGTTGGCAGCGTCTAGCCCAGTCGCCTTGTCGATCTTGCGCTGTACACTATCAATCAGCTCGCGGACAGTATCGCGGTTGTTGATGATATACTGGATGAACGGCACTGCTGCGTGCCCGCGGTTGTCTCCTACTCGTGCAGCCAGCACGTCGGTCTCATTTTTAGACGCGAAATTAAACGGCTGTACGTGGTACTCGAGGACCCGCTGCGCCTCCGCCCGAGGGGCAGACTTCACCGAGTGCACTTTCGACATCATGCTGGTGTTGGTAGACACGCCGATACTGAGATACCATGGCTCCCCGCGAAGTCGCTCGGCGTTGCTGCCCGAAGACATACGCCCCTTCTGCCGCCCGCCCGTCGCCGTATACAGCAGTTCGGGGGTATGCTCCGCAGGAAACTCGGTGAACTCGTCGAACTGCACCGCGATGTCTTTCATGAGCTCCAGACGGTTCATACGCATGTTCACGGTGTCGGACACCCCGACCATTAGGACTGTCGGATTTCCGTATATCGACAGGGCGACTTTCTGCGTGGTCGTCTTCCCGCGGCCGGAGCCGTCACTGTACATGTCGTATATCGCCGCATGCACCGGAGTGAGGCGCATGAGCATGGCCCCAAACGACAGGCAGAGCATGTGCTGGTATGGCTCCAGCCCGGGCCGGTTGTAGAACTCGGCGTCTTCGACCCAACCCTCTAGGGTGCCTGCAGGTTCAAACGCGGGGAACATAAAGGCCGTAGCGGCCGACGGTGGGTTGTATCCGATAGAGTCGGCCTTGATCTCCCGCGAACCGATAACGAACGACGTCATCTCGTCGTCGGTCCAGCCAAACTGCCGACGGGCGTCATCCGCCACTGTTGTTGCCTGAAGGGTATCTACCCACGAACTTGTGTATGACATCAGCCGCTCCCATCCTTTTCCCATAACCACGACGCCGTACTCGGCCAAAACTTTACGCAACTCCTCCTTCGAGGTCGCCGCTACCAACGGGATAACGAACTCCCGCACTCCGTCCATAGGTAGGTGCACCCTGCCGACAATGCACTCTCCGTACTCGGCGTCGCGGATACGGCGCACAAAATACAGGTCATTGACGTAGACCGGCACGTCGATTGGGTCGCCCGCTTCGTCGGTTTCTCGGACATAGACGCCGCCGTGCCGCCCGCGCGAGTAGGGTGACGGGTACGCCGGTATCGTGTACTCTTTCACTTCCCCGCCGTGAGCCTTCTCCGCCACAACTACAACCGCGTCGTCTGGGTCAGCCAACTCTATCTCTGTGCCTAGCTGGATAGGCGACGATATCTTACCGAACAACGGGCAGTCAGCGCACAGCCCCGGGTTTACGCTATCTATCGTGCTGCACCGGTGCGGACCCACGGCACCGCGCATCTTACGCTCGGTGTCTTCCCACGAATAGTCTGGGTGCTGCGCCGACATAGCCTTGGCGCCTTTTTCGGCATCTTCGCAGAACGCGGCAATCGACAACATAGCACGCCACAGGGGCTCCGATACCTCGGACTGGTTCTCAAACGCGTACCGCACCTGCGCACACCCCGTGCCGCCCATGGACTTAACCAATATAGGTTTGAAGCGCGAGGTTTTGTTCCGCATCAGCCGCTGCATGACAGGGTCATCCGCTATGGACATCTTGGGCATGTCGAACAACGTAGCGGGTACGGTTACTGTAGGAGCAACTGGAGTCGAGGCACCCAACACCGCCGAAAACTCCTGCATAGTGTACGGCTCTACGGCTCCGCCTTGCAGGATTTTTACGGGGTTCGGGGGGCTGTCTTTGTAGTTGTGGGTCTGCGGTATACGCAACACCCGCGCTGCGTCCGACGTGCACGACGTATCCGACGGCAACCCGAGTGCTGCACATGTGCGCTTCAATGCGTCGGCCACGGGCCGCCACTCTGCCACCGTCACGGGCGCAGTCAACGGCCAGTACACATGCACCCCACGGCCGCTGTCGACCATGTAGGGCTTGCGCAGGCCCGCGGCCTTGCAGAACACCCGCAGGGCGGCAATCGCCGTGGCCTTGTCGGGGAACTCCTTCGTGGGGCCGCAATCCAGATCAAGCCAGAATGCGCGCAGCTGGGCCACATTGGCCGCAGTGCGGGTGCCCGCCTCGGTGAAGGTACCCAATGCAAAATACGCATCATGCTCATTGCGGTCCATCGCATAGGCAGCGTCGACCAGCTGATCGATCGAGCTATAGAATTTCTGTATTTTGCGTTTCGTCTCGGCGGAGAAACCGAACAGGCAGTAATACCCACTGTCGCCGAGGACAGCCTCCAAAAAATTCGTTGTGTCCATGTCTACCGCCCGTCAAAGAAAGAAGCGGCCATGAGTACCCCCCCATGGCCGCACCGTAAAAGGCGGATCAGTCGTCCCAGTCGTCGAGGACTGAGGCCAGCTTGTCGGCCGTCTTGGGCTCTTCGGCCGCTGCCTTGGTGGTCTTAGACACCTTTACTGGCTCGTCCACGACCTCGTCATCGTCTTCCGCAGGCGCCGCTTTCTTTGCTTTGGCTTTTGGCTCCACCTTGGCCTTCTCGGCTTTCGGTTCTGCTTTGCCCTTCGGTGCTACGCTGTCAGTCTGCGACACCGTGAAGGTGATAGCCTTCTGGGCTTCCTCGCTATCGCGCAGCTCGATCGCTGCTTGCAGTTCTTCCTCATCCAGCGCACGTACCGGCTTGAAGTACAGCTTGGGGGCGGTTGCGTCGTCGTCAAAACGCATCTCGGTCATGACCGCAATAGCGGGTGTGCTGTGTGCAGACAAGAACTTGATGTACGCCTGCAAGCCCATGTTCTGGCTTTTGGCCTCGCCGAAGAGCGACGTAGCGGGAAGCTGCAGCTGATACACCTGATCAGTCTCGCCCTCCAACATAACCGCCAGACGCTGCGAGAAGCGGCATGCGCGAGTCTCGCCTTGGCCGGAGCCTTTGACGTTCATTGGGCAGTCAGCACAACGAGCCGCTTGGCGGTTCTCTTCTGGTACGTCCGCGCTTGGGGTACGCGTGTCCGAGGACCAACACATCGGGGCCGCCGGGTTCTCGGGATCGAAGGCGCCTTCGTAATATGTACGGGCGATCTCGGCGGCATTCACGATAACCATGTTCAGCGAGTTGCCCTTGCTGACCGACACCTGCTCACCGTCAACCACCATACGGAACCGGCTTCCGCGGATGCTGATACGACGGCCCGAAGCACCGTTGCCGCCCGCCAACTTCTTGTTCATATCCATCAGCGATTTGAACAGATCGCTTCCGACGAGGGCGTTGCCCTTAAACAGCTCCAGATCACTCATAGTCATTCTCCATCATTGTGCGTAGCTTCATCGGCTACGTCTTGGTCAAAATTAAACTCAAGCTGGCGGGTATCGTGCGATGCGCTGGCCATCTTGTCTAGTAGTGCCGCCTCGACACGTGCAAGGTCAAACCTAAACACGCGACCCAACCGAAGATACGTACCGGTTGGGATGTCCCCCGACTTCACCATCATGCTGATGGTGGCCGGGGACACGTTGAAGTGACTCGCCGCTTCCGCAGTTGTCACGTATTTCTGGGTAGTGGTCATGCTTTCCTCACAGAGATTACGTACTCCGAGTCCACATTCAGGCCCGGCGGTACAGCTTCAGGGTTCTCTGCCAAGTATTCTTTCACTACGGTCTGGTTGAGGCGCTTCTCCATAAACTCCGGTGCTTCGTGTTCCAAAATAAACCGGTGCATGGCTTCCCAATCACTTGTCCAATACCGCGTCTTGACTGTGCGGTAGAACAAACCTTCCGTGGTGCGAACGCTTTCGACGTTTTGCTCTTTGCAGTAATCGAGCAGGGCGGCCTTGACCATATCCATCTGCTCGGAGAGCTTGCCGTCAGTCTCTTTGAACTCGGCAGCGATCGCCGCACGCTTGGTGCGAATTTTGATGTATATACGCGTCAGGCGATCAACTGAGGCGTCAACAGGGGTGTCAGTCATGATGTTCTCCATGTAGTGTTGTTTTACGTGTTCTATGCTGTTTCACTCGCCTAGTCAAGCACACTCGTGTATAAATCGATCATTTTTGAGTGGGCGTCGATTTTGTCGTCCAGTAGCCCGTAGATGCGCCGCTCTACGGGCGACCCTGCAAGTTGCACTACGGTACATTTGTTCACTTGGCCGGAGCGGTGTACCCGCGCATTGGCCTGTGCATATATTTCCAACGATGCCGTGGGTGCCCACCACACTACCGTGTCGGCAGCGGTCAGCGTCACCCCGTGAGCCGCCGCTTGCGGTTGGATCACCAGCACGCGGGGGTCTGGCGTATTCTGGAACCGATGGAACGTGTTTGTCCGGTCGCCGACTTTGATCCTACCGCTGATCACCTCGGTCGTTATACCGTCGGCGCGCAGCTTTTCAGTCAGGATGTCGATAGTGTTTTGGAACGGCACGAAAACGAGCACCTTGTTTGGTGTCTCGTCGATAACCTCTTTGAGTACGTTGTACCGGGGCGTGATGTCGAACTGTAGGGTGTGCTTGTCGTCGGTGTAGGTCGCGCCTGCAGATACCTGAAGCAGCTTCGTCATCACCACGGCAGCGTTTACGGCGGTCACTTCTTCCCCTGCCGCAGACATCATGTGGTCTTTGCGGATTTGGTCGTAGTACATCTTCTGCTGCTTGGTCAGCTCCACGTGGCGCTTGATGTACACCATGTCCGGTAGGTCTAGGCACTCTGCCTTGGTGAACCGTATCGCAGGTTGCAGTACCCTATGCACGGTCTCTGTGGCGTCGGGTTTTGCGCTCCACTTAAACATAGACGTCTTGATCATGACCTGATCGCGAAAGGACCCAAAATACTTTGGGGTGTTCCGCGGGTTTACTAGCTTGGCCAGCCCGTAGGCTTTCTCGGGCCCTTGTGCGGCGGGGGTACCCGTCATCATCCACAACCACGTGTCCGGCGTAATGAGTTTGTGCAGGGTCTTCCACCGTGCAGTTTGGGCACTCTGGTAAGCACTGGCTTCGTCGACGATGATCAAGTCGAAACCACCGGCAGCGATCTCGTCCGCCACTACCTTGAGCCCGTCAAAGTTGATGATGACGAACTCAGCGCTGCCAGACACGATCTTCTTGCGCTTCGCCGCGGCCCCATAGGCGATATCTACCGTACGGTGCATCGCGACACTGAACAAGTCGGCCCGCCATGCGGCGTCCATGATCGACACTGGACACACGATGAGCGCACGACGCACTATGCCTCGGTTCATGAGGAAGTCTGCAGCCCACGCAGCAGCGGCTGATTTGCCCGTGCCTTGCTCATTAAAGCAGAACGCCCGCTTGTTCAGCGTCAGAAACTCTGCCGTCGTGCGCTGGTGGTCGAACGGGGTGAACTTCCCGGGCCAGTCATATCGGCCCGAGATTGGAGACGGCGCCGCGATATTCATGTCGCGGAGCGCATGCACTTGGGGGATATCCCACTTCACTGCAACGGTGTGCTCGTCGATACGGCGGCTATCCGGTATAGCGGCAAGGATAGGAGCAGTATTGCGCATCTTGTACAAGAGCGCCTTATTGTCGATTATCTTCACGGGTGTCTCCTGTTATGCGGGGCGCATAATTATTTTTTCTTGGGGGGCTTACTCAGCGCGCCGCCCCGCGCGCGGTTGGTACTGGGGCTTTCAAGCCGAACACCATCTTTGTTTGACCCACCCCGTGCGAGGTCCTTAGTGTGGCTCAGGTCCTTACCTTTGCGCGCACTCTTACCGTTCTTCTTGTCGAACGCAGCGCGCGCCCGTTGCCGTTCGAGACGTGATCCGTCTTCACCGCGCGCGCGCTGCTGATCGTACTCTTTCTTGTAGGGCCGTTTTTTGTTGACGTAGGGCATCAGTTTGCTCCGTTATGGGCACACTCCGTCACGGGGCAGTGCCGTCTGCATAGGCCGCTCGGGCGGGGGTTCCATACCCCAACCTCAAACGCTTTATCCATCTTAGCATACTCTGTCAGCCACTTCTTCCATAGAGCGCTCGTACCATCCAACGCGTACGTGGATTTTACCGCCTCGTTGGCGACGACAAATACAAGGCCACCCCGTACCTTCGTGATTTGTGGGAAGTGCTTGAACATGGCCAACGCCATAAGCTCGAGCTGGCCCTTCTCGGCATAGCGGGCAGACTTCCCGGTTTTGTAATCGACGATAGTGGCGACGTCGCCGTCGATAATGATGAGGTCGACGATGCCTCGGAACCACACGTCGGCGTCAAAAAACCCGCACGGCTCTAACTCGGCAGTGAGGCCGAACTTGTACTCGCAGTGTTTATCGCCGGGCTTGCTGGCCAACGCGTCCAGCACAGGCTGCGCAAACGAGAAGCGTTCGGCTACGGGGGTTCCATCGCGGATAAAGTCTTCGGCCGCCTTATGGAACTCGGTGCCGTACCGCATCGCATCCGACTCCACGTAGGGGAACTGCTTGAGCACCGCCGTGTGATAGAACTGCTTCGGGCATGTATCGAACGCCTTGATCCGGCTGAACGACCATGGGGCCGGTGATGGTGGTTTGCTCATGCGCAATCTCCGTATGATGTGCCTACGCCAGACTCGCAGTTGACTGGTAGCCCTTCGGCCCAGTCCGGTGTCCAACGCATGCAGGCTTCGATGTACTCCCGCGCCTCGTCGGCCTCGTCTTCGGGTACACAGGATACAACACTGTCGTGCACAGTCAATACCACACGGTGCCGTTTTGCTATTTTAAGCATCTGCTCCCCCACCACACAACGTGCGAGGGCTTGAGTTACGTTTTCGACGCATGCTCCGCCGTAGAGCCTCTTCGGACCCCGCCGTGTCTTGTATTGGTACTCGTAACCCCGATCCCCTCTCTCTGCGGACAACCCGGTGTATAGGATCGGTAGCCCGTTCGGTAGGGTTATGGCACTGCCTTCGGCATCTACGGACAGCACCCCGGGTCTCCCGAAGGGGAGTGCGTCACCGCGCTCAAGGTATTCTATGGTGCGCTGTGCATCCTTCCACAAGCGACTGATGCGGTCATTCGAGTACCGATAGATGTCGATAATGCGCTTGGCTTCGTCGAGGTCCACGTCTACTCCGGCCTGCGTCTTGAGGAATAGCTGTAGCTTGTTGTGGCCGACACCATATCCGGCACCGAGGATCACCACTTTACCGACTTGGCGCTGGCCCTTGTCCACGTCTTCCGGCCGGTTCCCGTACACTTTTGAGGCCATGATCTTGTACACGTCTTCGCCGCGGGCGAACGCCGCAGTCAGGTCATCCTGCCCCGCCAGCCATGCCAGCACTCGGGCTTCGATCTGGCTAGAGTCGCAGTCGATCAATACATGCCCGTCTGGCGCGCGTATTGCTTTCTTTAGTTGTTTCGCGTGTGGGCCGCGTGAAGGCAGGTTCTGGAGGTTTATTTTGTCTGCGCCACCCCAGCGGCCTGTGTGCGCTGCGTAGTACCGTAGAGGTACCGGAAACCTCCCCCGACCCCCTATAGCAATGAACCGAGTGGTGCGTGTCTCCTCCAACGTGCTCTTGCTACCGATCCGTGCGGCGCACAGCGCCTGTACCTGTGGGTCGGGGTGCTCCATCAGTGCCTGAAAATCCTCGTCGTTCTTGGCAAAGGCAAACGTCATCTTGCCCGTCGTGGGGCTAACCTTCATCGGCGGTATGACGTCCAACTCCTCTAACATGGAGGCAAACTTGGGGTTCGACATGAGCATCTTCCGGTCTACGCCCGCATCGTCGATCAGCGCGGCCTTGGCCCGCTGCGTGCGGATCAGGTGGCCTTCTAGGTGCGGTACGTCGAGCTCTAGCACGGGGTTCGTGAACATCGTCAGCGTCAGGTCCACCAGCTTGAGTTCTTGCTTCGGGAACCCCAGCACCATCATCGCCCGGAACGCCTCGTACGTTAGGTGCGTGTCCATGCGGCAGTATTCGCCATAGTCGTGCAGCTCGGCGCGCGTGAAGTCCAAACGGCGTTTACCGATCGCCCGCGTCACCTCGTCCCCTTTTGCCGGTAGCCCGAGCCGCTCTGCTAGTACCTTCAGACTGTGCCCGGCATCGACGCCATACATCGCGCGAGACATAGACAGCGTATCGAGGATCACCTTCGGCTGAACACCGCAACGCCACGAAAGGATCGCCGCGTCGAACATGGCGTTGTGCGCCACCATGGCGCTGTTCTCCCAGTCGTACTGCCGCAGGAACGCAATCGTCTCTTTGGCGGTGCCGGAGAACCACGTGGTGTCTCCCTCGCCTACCTTGACTGCTACCCCGATGACTTGGAACCGCGGGTCGCGGATGTACTCCTCGGTTGTCATCTTGGACAGCGAATACTCCTTCGAGTAAAACGTCTCGAAGTCGAGTGCTATAATATCCATCAGACTTCCTCTACAGTGATACCTGCCTCGTCGAACTGCGTCATAGTCAGGGCATAGTCCTCACCCCAACGCGCCATGAACTCGGGGGAAGGCGCGGGCCACACTACGTGCGTGATGCCTGATTGGATCACCTGTGCGGCACACTGGGCGCAGCATGGGTGGGTTACGACAATCGTGCAGTTATCCAGTGGGGCGGTTGCAAACAGGATCGCGTTCTTCTCGGCGTGCAGCACCATGCGGTATTTGACGTCCCGGTTCTCTAGCCGTTCCGGCGTATCCTTCACACCTCTGGCAAACCCGTTGTACCCGGCAGAAACGATGCGGCGCTTCGCATCAAAGATGACCGCCCCCACTTTCGTGGAGGGGTCTTTGCTAAGTTTGGACACGTGGGTTGCCATATCTATGGCCCATGTACGAAGCCGCTCGCTATCGAGCGGGTTCACAATATGATCCCTCCGGCGACGGCGTTGATCGCGATCAAGTGCTCCGCCTGCGTGCGCGCGTCGGCAAGCGCGTTGTGCAGTGTTCCAACGCGCACCAGTTCCACGTCCGGATATATGTTTTTTATCGTGCGGTAACACCGGTCCTTCCAGAACGGCCACGGGCACGGTACCGCGGCCCGGTAGTAGGTCTCACGCAAGATCACGTTATCGAATGTCGCTCCGTTGCCCCATACACCGGCAACTTTACCC